AATATAACCAGGATAAAGACCTGCAAGAGGACCAAGATCTTTCAGGAAAGCTGCATCCATCGGATAGATTTCTGTGTTATTCAGTTTGGAAGTACCAAGCTGGAGTTCTACAGTTTCTCCAGCAACCGCTCTTTTGACGTAGTATGTAGTACCTGCCTGTACAGTCACCCAAAGGTCACTATATGGAGTGATCCACATCTTACTCTCTGCTGGAACAGCAAGATCTCCGTCTGGAGTATAGCCTCTGATAGTCGCTCTGTTTGACTGAGAGAAGGAAGAACAGAAATAGGAACTGATGAATGGTCTCTGATAATGCAGAAAGTTTCTTCTCTGTAGTCTCTTCTTCCCGTTCAGCATAGAAATGTATGCTGTAGAACCGTTTACTGTCAATGTATCAATATCTTTTCTCCATGCATCTTCGATCCATAAGGATTCACATGCAAGTGCCTGCTGTTCGTCGCAGAGATCAGCAAAAGCATCGAGATTCCATGCTCCTGCATTTTCTAACTGAAGGAACATTTCTTTCATTTCTGCCGGGAATGACTTCCACATCATGCAGAAGACCACTGCGTCAGCTGCATTGAATACGTCTCTGGTTCCAAGCTTATCATAATCCATATACCCATATTTCAAAGTAAGACTGCCTTCATTGTCGATACCCATAGCTGTATCATTGTCATATGCAAATGTAACGTGCCATGTCTTTTTTACGTTACTGTATGTCCAGAAGGTATTTTTCGCACGGTTATCTACCTGTGAAAATACGAGTGTGACCAGTGTATGGAATAACAACGAATCAACGACAAGGTGTTCTGCAGCTTCTTTACGGAATTTCGCGATACGATATTCTGCGGAATCAGTTGCAAATGACTGCCCATCAATCGTCACTATTTCATCCAGAGCTGCATTTGTTGCCTGTTCTGAGTCGCAGGATACTACCCATGTGAGGAAGTCCTGCCAGAGCTGTTTCGCTTCCTCAGGATCCATGGATTCGGCAAGATGTCTGAATTCAAAATTGCCATCAGAGTTCCATGGTTCTCCGGTAAGGTCAGCAGACTTCATGCGGCACTGATCAGAAATATTGTTACGTAGTTCGATGGTAATCACATCATCTTCTTCGTTCTGAGCAAATACTTCCAGATTCTTCTTGGAATTGTTCAGGTTTCCAAGAGAATAGAATACTGTCTCATCTGGCTGTACTGTCATAGGGCCTACCTGTACGGCTTCAGTTCCTGTATTGTGAAAGAACAGAACCGCCATATGACTTTCTACCGTATCTCTTACACGAGGGTCAGCTGCCCTTGCCGCTCTGATATATGGCTGGAAACGGTTGTACCACTCAGATACAAGCATATTATTGACATGTTCTTGAGAAGCAACGTTCGTCTTATAGTTAAAATAATTAATACCGATAGAATTCTCGGTCATGGAATATACATCAATATGGCTTCCATCTTCAAGCACGAATCCTTCTGCGCAATTGAAGTCCTCATTACATCCGGCAAGGATATATCCAAGGGAAGATGTACCTTGTGCCTTGTCGATTACTCCATTCGCTGTCCAGGAATGTGCCGCGCCGCCTTTGACGTATTTATGGGTAAGGAAACCTTTAATTTCCTGTGTCTTTGCAGTAGAAATATTTGGCGCATGCCAAATAAGTACACGGAGACCCGGGTTGCGTGTCGCCACCTTATCCGGATCCAGTTTTCCAGAGCTGTCATAGACCTGGTTTCTGTCATGTCTGCTTGTAATTTCTGTTCCGTCCTTGCCATCAGCGATAAAGTTCGCCTTGATTTCTTCTCTTGTAAGGTCTCTTGTATAGATACGGACTTTATAGATGATAACGTCACACTCATCAGAACCGATAGTAATTCCTACCGGATTTGTCTGACGGAAGTTATCATTTGTTGCATAGATTTCTGCCTGCGCAGGCGTTCCATTTTCCCACAGCATCATAATACGGTGGTCGGAATCGGATTCAATGTTTACATCAAGCTCAGATTTATAATCTTCACAGGATGGATATTCAATGGTCGTCTGCTCACTCTTCATGAGGATTCCATTGGCATTGACCTTTACGCCTATGTTGTCAGCCATACAGCTGATGGCATTGGCTTCATAGTTGGAACAATTCGTCACTTTGTAAATGAACTTAAATTCCCTTCCTGAAATACGTGCATCTGTAGCAAACATATTGTAATTAATGGTCAATCTGTCTCCCTTAATGACTTTCAAACATTTGATTCCTTCTTCATCCGTCTGAATGCCGCCATTATGAGTATCGAACTTCTCTGATAAGGTCACCCCGATATCTCCATATGTGAAATTCGGAAGGTCCGTGATGTCGTTCGGATCAAGTTTGAACAACAGATTGCTGGTAATCTCGCTGATTTCGGCATCAAGACCTGATACTGTAATTGTCTCGCTCCATTCTGCCCCTCCACAACGGATAGCAAGCTTGACTTCTCCAGCCTCTGTAGTACGGTAGCTCCATACATGTTCATTCTGGTCGAGACTATCTGTCGCATACAACACATCGTTCACATAGTACTCTACCGTTGCAGGATTGCTTCCCGGATTAATGACTCTGTGAGGGATTGCAATAGTAGAATACTGGCTGACTTCTTTCGAAGAGAGGTTCGCAGCGATTACTACTGTACCGTCTCCTTCTTCTGTCTGAGCGACAGCACAAGTCAATGTATCTGACGGAAGGATAGAGCTTCCTAAGGTCATTGTTCCATACCCGGAAATAATATGTGCCCCTACGGAGAGAGGCACTGAGAAATCGACTTTGCGTCCGGAGGTCGTCACCTCCTGCATATCATATTCACTTCCATCCACAGTGAGATAAAGTCTCTTTGTACCAGAACCTGTCGGTGTCATGGATACATTCAGAGGCCCGCTGTTCTTCGCAGTAGCGCCCAGGTTCCATTCGATCAAGAATGTTTCTACCGTGATAGTGAGATTTCTGGTCGCTGTTGCGCCATATGAGTCGGTCATCATCAGTTTTACTGAATTGGAACCGACTGCCAGATGCTCGAAGATATCGATTGGGATATTGTCTCCCTGAGGAACTGTCTTGTTCTCTTTCAGGACACCTCCTACATAGATAGAAAGGTTTCCATCTCCTGTCTCGATGCCCGTTGCAGAGTCAACAGAAGTAAATCGGAATTTTACCTGTGCTGTTTTATTCGTCTGCAGTACAGAGAAGTTTGAGTTCGTATACATAGCAAAGACCAGTCTGGAACCTGTAGAGCCACCTCCGACTGTTCCGATGTAAATAGGGTCATACCCTTCAATGTCTTCTCCATCCAGTGTCAGATGAAGATATCCATCTTCTGACATATATCCGGAATTGAATGCCAGACCTCCGGAACCGCCGCCAGTAGCGACCAGTTCAACACCTTCACTGACGATATTACCATCGTTCGTGAGATAGAGTTTTCCATCTTCGCCAATGGTAAAACCATTCGCATAGTTCTTACAGCTCTTACTGAGCAGATCAAACGCAGTACTCAGATTCTTGAAGGAATTCTGAAGGGTAGTTAAATCCGTACCCATATGTTTGATAGTGTCTAAAAATGCTTTGGCAAGCTTTTCTTCCGTTACTGCTCCATCTGACATCTTGTCGGTGGTCACTGCACCGTCTGCCATTTTTTTCTCTGTAATAGCTTTTTCTCCAATTTTATCCGTTGTAACTGCTCCATCTTTTATCTTAGATGTATTGACTGCTCCATCCTCCAGCTTGGATGTTCCCACAGCCCCATCTACAATCTTAGGATTCGTTACAGAGCCGTCCTGTAATTTCTCAGCAGTTACAGCACCTCTTGCAATTTTAATGGCTGTAACTGCTGCTTCTGCAAGCGCAGAGGTGCCAAAAGCACCCTCGGCCATCTTGTCAGCAGTAATCGCACCATTGGCAATCTTAGCTGCTGTAATTGCAAGGTCTTTGATTTCATCTTCTGTAATGGTCTGCGCTGCAATCTTGGCTGCAGTCACAGCCTGGTCGGCAAGTTTATCCGTTGTTACACTGCCCTCAGCAATGGTCAGGTTCGCAAGGATTCCTTCTGCAAGTGCCTGTACGATTGCGTTATAGAACGCCTCCGTGTTCAGCGTAGGATTCGATACATCGTCATAGCACTGAGCGATTGCATCGTGGATGCTCTGCCGAACGTCCTTCCCAAATCTGGCACTTAAGATCTGGGCGAGTAATGATTCAATGTTGGCCATATCATTCCTCCTTAAACTGTTTCATCGACCGGTTCGTCGATTGTTTCATCAACTGTTTCTTCTACCATCGTCCAGACACCACCGGACACCTTCAGAATTTTTCCTTCGTCGGCTTCTGTTACAGCCGGAAGGAGCCTTCCGTTGAGGTTCTGCTCTATGTAAGCAGTCAAGGCATTTGAGATTGCTGTATTCAGCTCGTCGTCAGTACGTTTATCATCTTCTCCAAGTACCCATTTACCACCGGACACTTTCATGACCTTGCCTTCGTCAGCTTCTGTCAGTTCCATTGGGAGACTTTCTTTCATAGACACATCAAGCCTTTCATCAACCTTTGTGTTGAGTTCTTCGTCTGTCGGTCCATCCCCAGAAATCGTCCATTTCCCATTAACAATCTTCAGTACCTTTCCGTTGCCTGCTTCGGACGCATCGGGCGGAAGCTTAGGAAGGACATTCCCTTCCATGTACTCCGTTACTGCTCCGGATACAACAGTTTGTAACTGTGCATCCGTCAATGTATCGTTATCATCCGTTCCTGTTGTCCAGACGCCACCGGACACTTTCAGAACTTTGCCGTTATCTGCTTCTGTAACTGCAGGAAGAGTAGTTCCTGAAGCTTCCCCTTTCTCATCCTCTCCCTTTGACCACTTGCCATTTACTACTTTCATAACTTTTCCGTTGTCATCTGCTGTTACAGATGGAAGAGGCGTGTAGGTTTTTGCCACTGAATCCTTATAGGACGTGAACTCGCTTCTCGGAACATAATCGCCTGTTGCGAGCTGTTCACTGGCATTGTTCGCTGTACTGGAAGCGGCTTCCGCTGTACTGTAGGCACTGTTGGCCATCTTCATGGATGCAACCTGCTGTTCGGACATCGCCCGGAATCCAGTGCCCAATGTATATACCGTTTTATCCGGATTTACTAAATCCAGTTCGATTTTTGAGCATAAAAAATAGCTGTCCAGTCCGTGAGGTTCTGAGACAACCCTTATATAATCTCCCAATCTTATTTCATCGGTATTTACATCAAGAAGATGGAGGTCTACTGCTTTGATGTTCAGTGTGACCGCCATCTTGATACCGTTCTGCAGATATGCTTTTCCTTTAGATAACAGGTTCGATGCCAGAGTGACATCATCCCATACTTCTGTTCTCGTAATACGGCCGAATAAGCTGATTGCTGTTGCATCCTCAATATAGTCGTTTCCGCCATTAACGGATGCGATCGTAAGCCTGTCTCCTTCATTCCCTTCTTCATCTACCGATTTAGCACCGAGAGGGATAAGGACAGTGAATACATTTTCAGCTGTTATGTATTCTGTAATATCCAGAAGGTTCTCTCCGAATACGATTTCCTGTCCGGAAACACCGCCCGGATCCGAAGTGTAATTGATAGCATTCTTCCCATTGGTCAGATAAGACACACTGACATATCCTCCCAATGTGCTGTTCGGCAGCTTTGCCATTACTTCGTCAAAGGATGTCGGATATTCCGTGGAAGACCGTGCAATATAGGAATTGCTGTCTTCCACGTCCACTGTTCCAAGCTGGAACTGCTTATCCTCTTCTACCTGCGTATTATGACCTGTGACGTACTTATTCAACAGATTCCTTACATTTCCACTGTACTTGTACGGACGGACCACGCTGTCCATCAGACAGGACAGCATGCCCTCGCAGAAGGTCTTCTTTTTGTTGTGGAAGTCCTTCTCATCGTTCAGCACTCTGCCTTTCCAAATGGTCCTATCATCATTCTTTAACGTGATAAGAGTCTTCAGTTTTTGCAGCTTTCCATACATTGGATTGGTAGTCGGTAAGGTAAATTCCAGAGAGCCGGATTTGTTCAGCTCCATGATTAGTTTTGGCTTTAGAACAATACATCCATCGTCAATGAGCCGGGGAGAATACAGTATTTCGTTTCCTGCATAAATTGCATACATTACAAAATCCCTCCCCTGTAATCGATGGATACGGTCCCGTTGCCTGTGAAGTGCAAGGTGTTTGTGCCTTCTACGATATTCAGATTGATGACACGGCTCGTTCCGTCAGCCAATGTGTATGTCGTGCCATTATTGAGCCTTACCTTCAGGCCGTTCCCGTCATCGGATACGACTGTGAATTTGGGCACGACAGGTTTCCTTCTTCCTTCAATAACAAAAGAAAGGGAACCATTCACACGAAGATTCCCATACTCTCTTACTATTCCATTTTCAAAATCAAACGGATCCCACAGCCAGTCTTCAAGACTGCTGTGCATTTCCATCTTGTATGGCTGACATTCAGCCGTGATAACGACCTCTGCTGTTACTTCATTGGATTTTTGGGAAGACACTTCAATCAGACCGTCATAATAATATGTCGAGTCGATATCCAGAATGATTCTGTCCCTCATTCCATGAATCTTCCCTGCAATGTTGCTCAGCAAGTCAGCCCATCTATAATAATTACAGTTCCGGGCATCAAAATAGAATGTAAGCGGTCTTGGCCCATATTCCATGTTTCCCGTGAGCGATCTGCTCAGGTCAAGAACACCGGAACCGCCCGGCACATCCACCAGAATCTTTTTCAATTCTGGCGTGCCGATTTCAACTTTTTTAAGTCGCAGTCCCCATTCAGCGAACGAATGGAAACTACCGAATGTTACTCCTGTATGATTCATACTAAACACCTCTCGCTGCCTGGGTAAATCTTCTTCCAAGGTTACGGTCCATAAATGGAGTCGTAGCTTCGGCAATCTCTTCTCCATCAAGATCTACATGAACGTGTGTGGTTCCATCAATCTTGACTTCTGTTTTGTTCTCTCTGAACGACTTGCCATTCTCCTGCTGAATCTTATAAGTCTCAGTCACGTTGCTCTTTATCTCGATTTTTTCCGCCTCCGCTTTTACGGCTGCCTGCATCTTCTGGATAAGAGCATCGACCTGTGATTTCAGGTCATTGGAAAGACGAGGCATCTCTCCATTGAAACCTTTCTCTAAGTCTTTGGCCAGCTCTTTTCCTTTTGTAAGGATATCACTTCCCCATTCAATGGCCCTGTCAAGAGTCTTTCTCAGCACTTCCGTTGAACGTTCCGGCATCTCAGCAAGCCCATCTATCATGGTCTTAACGAGGGAATCGCTCTGTGCTTTCAGGGACTCAAGAAGCCCCGGCATCTCAAGACGAATACCTTCTTCAATACCGGACGGAATCCACTGACCGATCTGGTCTGCAAATACTGCAGACGGAGAATTGATTTCAAGGGAATCCTTTGCCTGTTCTACCAGTTCAGAAAGGACATTCCTGATGCAGTCATACAGTTCAGAAGTCTTGTTCCTGATTCCATCGATCATGCTCTGAATGGAATCATCGCCCATCTTCTTGAACTCTGTTGTCATGGTATAGCCAAGGTCTTTCGCCTTGTTCCCAGCTTCACCAAGGATTACTCCCATTTCTTCCGGCAGACTGCTGATTCCAGCAACACAGTCCGTTTTTGTCTGTGCTGACCAGTTCTTGATATGCTCCAATGTAGCATCAAGGTGTCCCTGTACTACATCCGGCATCTGGCTGAATGTGGAAGAAAGACTTCCCATTACGCCTTTGGATGCATCTCCGGCTGTATCCTGTACATCTGTGCCCCATACGGCCATTTTGTCTCCAATAGAGCTCAAGATTGCAGAGAACTGTTCCGGCATGGCTGCCAGAGCATTCACTGCATTATCAACAAGACTTCCTGCCTGATTTTCCATGTCAGCATTTACAGAAGGCATTCCAGCATCGATACCAGCCTCAATACCTCCAGGAATCCATTTACCTACTTCGTCAGCAAATACCTTGGATGGAGAATTGATGCCGAGAGCTTTCTTTGCCTTATCTACAAGACCGGATAATGCGTTCTTGATGCTGGTGTACAGCTTGCTGACCATGCCAGTAATACCATTGATAAGACCTTGTATTACGTTCTTACCAATAGTTTTGAAGTTGCTAACCGCATTACTTCCCCAGCTTTTCGCGTTACTGATGACTTTATCGAGTTGGGTCTTTACCTTGCCCGGCATCTGTTTGAAGTTGGATTCCACATTTTTCAGCATATTGCTTGCTGAAGCCTTCAAACTGTTAACGGTGTTAGTGCCCCATGTCTCAGCATTCTTCAGAGCTGTAGTCAGCTGAGCCTGAATCTTGCCCGGCATCTGACTGAAATAGCTTTCTACATTGGTCAGAGTATCGCTGGCAGATGTCTTAGCGTTATTTAACGTTTCAGTGCCCCATGATTTGACATTCTCTAATGCTGTGGAAAGATGTGAGTCTACGTTTCCCGGCATCTGAGAGAAGGACTCTGTAACGTTTGTCAATGTATCGCTGGCAGATGTTTTGGCATTATTAAAGACTTCTGTACCCCATGCAATCACGTTGTCTAGAGCAGATGAGAGATGCCCTCCCACATTTCCAGGCATCTGACTAAAGAAGTCCGTTACATTGGTAAGCGTATCGCTCGCCGCCTGGCCAGCATTACTCAGCAGGTCACCGCCCCACTGGATAACATTGTCCAGTACATTACCAAAAATCTCTCCAGCAAGTTCCGGAAGGCTCTGCAGACCGTTAATGACTCCCTGCACAAGAAAATCTGCTTGTTCCTGCATAACAGTGGATGGAGAATGGATTCCGAAAAATCCTTTGAACGTGTCTAAAATGCCCGAGCAGAGGTTCGTAATCGCATCCCAAACTCCATTAAGAGCTCCAGAAATACCGGCTACAATGCCGCCAATAAGGTTCACGCCAAGATCTGCCCAGTCCATGGTAGTGAACATGGTAATCGCATCGTTCGCAATGCCTTTTAATGTTTCAGGAATCAGTGTCAGGAGGGATTTGACACCATTCACAATGAAATTAATGACATTGGAACCTACTTCCGCCCATCCTCCATTGAGGATTGTATCTCTGGCAGTCGTACAGATATTTGCCAGAGTTTCCGGAATTGCTGTGGTCAGGGTCTGAATGCCATTCTTAATGAATGTGATGATATTCTTACCAAGGTCTAACCAGTTGAATGCAAGAAAAGCGGAAACGATAGCTTCAATAATCTCTGGAATATTTGCTACCAGAGTCGGGATTGCCTGCACAAGACCAGCTGCCAGTTTAACGATTAGTTCAAGACCAGCAGACAATAACTTCGGAGCATTGTCGTTGATGATTCCTGCCAGATTGGTGATAATCGTCGGTACTGTCTCGATAAATACCGGGATATTATCAATGAGAGACTGTGCCAATGTCATAATCAGTTCAAGACCGGCATCTACCAAATCTCCCACGTTCTCACGAAGGGTTCCGGAGAAATTCATCAGCGCTTCCATTCCGACAGCGATCATTTCAGGAAGATTCTGTTTGATTCCAGATGTCAGCTGGGTCAGCATTTCAATACCAGCACTGAACATATCCGGCACTTTGGAAACGATTCCTTCAATCAGAGAAGCCGCAATCTCAATGCCTGCATTTAGGATATTCGGTGCCCATTCGATTACTGTATCTACGATACCGGAGATGCATTCGATTGCCGCATCCACCATCTGAGGTGCACCTTCTGCAACGCCTCCTGCCAATTTACCTACCAGAGTAATCGCCGTGGACCATAACTGTTCGGCTGTACTGAGAAGGGCTGTGACCAGTGAAGTAATAAGGTCGGCTCCTGCTTCTCCTATTCCATCTGCATTTCTGATATTCTCACAGAATCCAGAAATAAGCTCTACTGCTGTATTGATGAAATCCGGAGCCGCCTCTGCGACCTTCTGTACGATCTGTGCCATGACGGAGCCTACTGCCTCCACCATGCCCTGTAAACCATTCTCGTTATAGGCTGCCTGAAGCTGGTCAACCATTTCGATTGCCGCTTCTGCAGCTGTTTTCAT